CATGGTATGATCCAGGTAAAGAAGCAGATGCTGCCAAAGCATTGTTTAGCCAGGGTTGCGATGTTATTGCACAACATACAGACTCACCTGCTCCATTACAGGTTGCAGAACAACAAGGACTTATTGGTTTCGGTCAAGCAAGTGATCAATATAGATTCGCTCCTAAAGCACAGTTGACAGCAACTATAGATAATTGGGGACCCTACTATGTAAGAAAAGTTGGCCAAGTATTAGAAGGAACATGGAAGCCAGAATGTGATCCTGTCGAAGGGTGTTACTTCGGACATATGAATGATGGTTCTGTTGGTATGGCACCATTTACTAATATGCCAGATGATGTAAAAGCAAAAGCTGAAGAAATTAAAGCGGCTATCACAGCAGGTGAATACTTTGCATTTACAGGTCCAATCAAAGACAACAAAGGTGTACTTAGATTAAAAGATGGTGAAATTGCTGACAGAGCACATCTAGACAGCATGAATTACTATGTTGAAGGTATTGACGCACTATTACCTAACTAATTAATATACAAGTGGCTCGCAAGGGCCACTTGTCAACTCAGGAATAGAATAATGATACCAGTAATAGATTTAATGGGCACAAATAGCCTAAAGAAAATTGAAGAAGCATATACAACTGTAGGATTTGCAGTTTTTACAAATGCACTAGATGCTCAAGAAGCAACTAAAATGAAAATGTGGCAACAAAGTATGCAAGACTTCTTTGCTTTGCCTATGGAAACAAAACAAAAATATCCGTATGCTAATGAAACAAATTTAGGATATAGTATGGTAGGACATGAAAATGTAGATCCTACTGCACCAAAAGATATCAAAGAATCATACAATTATAATAATACTAGAATGCCTGATGAATTATGGCCTACAGAATTACCAACATTCAAACAAAGTGCATTAGATAGTATTAGTATTGCAGACAAACTTACATTACGTATTTTAAGTATGTTTGATGTAATTTTAAATACAGGAACGACACTTGTAGATGCACATCAACAAATGTTCAACACTACAAGAATATTACATTATCCTGCATATACAGGCCCATTGTTAGATAAACAAATGAGAATTGGAGAACACAGTGACTACGGCACTATCACATTACTTTGGCAGATTAATGACGTTCCAGGACTTGAAGTACAGGACCTTGAAGGCACATGGCATGCAGTACCATACGCTGACGACGGTGTAGTTGTAAACATAGGAGACTTACTACAACGTTGGACAAATGATTATTTTAAAAGTACTAAACACAGAGTTGTAAATACGCACATTGACCAAGAACGTTTTAGTATGCCACACTTTGTTGATCCACAGCCCGGTACTATAGTAAAGAATTTGACTAAAGAACCTGATAAGTATGAACCAATAGAGAGCAAAGAATACCTTATGTGGAGGCTTGCACAGAGTTACTAATGATAAAAGATTATGTAAGAAGCTATCAAGATTTTCCTAAGGAGGGCATAGACTTTAAATGCACAGCAAGTTTATGCCAAAGCCCACAAGGATTTGCAGAAGCAAATAATTTTCTTTATGACAAGCTGTTAAAATATTGTCCTGTAGATAAAATTGTAGGTTTAGATGCTAGAGGTTTTATTTTTGCAAGTATTTTTGCACATAGAACACGCAATCCGTTGGTATTGGCTAGAAAAAAAGGAAAACTACCTCCGCCTATAAAATCTAAAGAATATCAATTAGAATATAGCACTGCAACCTTAGAAATTAAATCAGATGCAATATCTAAAGATGATAGGGTAATTATTATAGATGACTTAATGGCTACAGGTGGTACAATGAACGCCGCAGTGGATATTGTACAGGAATTAGGAGGCAATGTAATTGCTTGTGCTTGTATAATGGATATTACATATTTGCCTGGATCAAGCATAATAAAAGATAGAAATATTCCTTTTTATGCAGGAGCTGAATATTCGTAATCTTAAATATCTCTAAATTTTTCGGTTAAATACGTTATGTCAAAAAGTTTAGATGGTGTCCTAACCAAAAAAGCAAACAAAAAAGAAACTTTTTCTGAAGATCAAATAAACGATCTTATGCAGTGTATGAATACTTCTGACGGCTATTTATATTTTGCGAGACAGTTTGCCTATATACAACATCCTGTACAAGGTAAAATAGAATTTAGTCCTTACGAATATCAATTAAGATTATTAGGCAGTTATCATAATCATAGATTCAATATAAACATGCTTCCAAGACAAACTGGTAAAACAACTTGTGCGGCAATTTATCTTCTATGGTATGCAATGTTTAATCCTGATCAAACAATACTAATAGCGGCGCACAAATACACTGGTGCTCAAGAAATAATGGCACGTATTAGGTATGTGTATGAAATGTGTGCAGATCATGTAAGAGCAGGTGTTACTAGTTACAACAAAGGATCTATTGAATTTGAAAACGGAAGTAGAATAGTTAGCCAAACAACTACTGGTAATACAGGTAGAGGTATGTCTATTTCATTACTATATTGTGATGAGTTTGCATTTGTACAACCTAATATAGCAGAAGAGTTTTGGACTTCAATATCTCCTACACTAGCTACTGGTGGTCGTGCAATTTTAACAAGCACACCTAATTCAGACGAAGATACTTTTGCAACAATTTGGAAACAAGCAGAACAAAAATACGATGAACATGGAAACGAACAAGAAGTAGGGATAAATGGTTTTCATAGTTTTATTGCAACATGGGATGAACATCCAGATAGAGACGATACATGGCGTGATGAGGAAATAGGACGAATAGGCGAAGAAAAATTCCGTAGAGAGTATGGTTGTGAATTCTTAGTATTTGATGAAACGTTAATTAACAGCATTCACCTTGCTAATATGGAAAGCACAAAACCTATAATGAATATGGGGCAAACACGGTGGTATAAAAAAGTAAAAGCAGATGCAACTTATGCCATTGCATTAGACCCAGCTATGGGTACAGGAGGTGATTATGCCGCAATCCAAGTGTTTGAACTACCAGCATATGAACAGGTTGCAGAATGGCGACATAACACAACTCCTATTCCTGCACAAGTACGCATACTAACTGATATTGCAAAATACATACAACAAGAAACAGGCACTACTAATTCAATTTATTGGAGTGTAGAAAATAACAGTATTGGTGAGGCTGCACTTATTGTTATAAACGATTTTGGTGAAGAAAACATTCCTGGTTTGTTTGTAAGTGAACCTATACGCAAAGGACACGTAAGAAAGTTTCGTAAAGGATTTAACACAACGCACGGAACAAAAGTAAGTGCATGTGCAAGATTAAAAACAATGATCGAAAGTGATAAAATGAAAGTTTACAGCGGACCACTTATCACAGAATTAAAAGGATTTGTTGCAAGTGGTAGTAGTTTCAAAGCAAAACCTGGCGAAACAGATGATTTAATCAGTGCAGTGTTACTTGTAATAAGAATGATGTCTGTGCTTAAAGATTGGGATCCAAGAATTTATAATACATTTACAACTGTTGAAGATACAGAAGAATATGAAGCCCCAATGCCTATCTTCATATCTACAAACTATTGATAAATACTATGTCATGAAAAATTTAGAATTAATAGCTGAAGAACTTTTTAATAAAATACGTGGTAGATTTCCGTCTATTACTATCGGTGACGAAGAAGGCAAAGTAACTGATCAGCCTAAGACTGCTCGTTTTTTTGATTTTCAATACAAACAAGGCAACAAAAGTCTAGGTAGTGTAAGTGTAACTTTGACAGATGACGCTGTGCAAGTTATGTATAATACAGATTTCGTTGCAAATGAAGATACCTTAACAAGAAATGAATGGTATAATTTCTTAAAAGAACTGCGTATGTTTGCAAAAAAAAGATTACTAAATTTTGATACACGTAATATTAATAAATCTAATTTAGATAAAAGAGATTATCAATTCTTAGCAAAACAGCGTAGCGGAGATGAACAAATGAATGAAGCAAAACTATATGGCACAAGTAGAAAAAGCTATCAAGATATAGGTACTGCAAGAGTAACTATTGAACATACAAAACCTGTAAACCATGAACTTGCAGCAGGCAGGACACAATATATTGGATCATTGTTTATAGAAAGTTCAGAGGGTGAGAGATTTAAATATCCTTTCAAACATCTTAATGGAGCAAGAGCAATGGCAAGACATGTTTCAGAAGGCGGTAAGCCACATGATGATTTCGGAAAATATATTACTAGCCTGTCAGAAGAATTATCAAGTTTACGCAAATTCAAAACATATATGTCTCGTTCAGCTGTTATGGCAGAAGGCCTAAGTATGTATAATGAAGCGGTAATTGAAAGAATAGATACTATCAAAAATACAGTAGAAAAATTACAGCGTTCTGCTAATTATAAAGAAGCAATTGATAACCATGAATCTGCAATACTTGAAGATGTGCCTACCGATGTTGCAGAAAATTGGATTGATCAATTAACCATACGTCAGTTTAATGAAGAATTACAAGATGTATTTCCGTACATTTATAAATTAATAAGCGAGAAAACCAAAGCACAAGAACTTGGTCCAGATGATCTTGCAGAAGAACGCACAGATGAAGCAGTGCCTATGATATTAGGGCTACTAGGACTTGCTGGCGCAGGATATGTAGCTAGTAAAATAATGCCAACCGCAAAGGATTCACCTTTAGGAAGGGCAATAAAAATTGCTTGTAATGAAGGCGATTCTGATGCATGTAAGTATTACAAAAATTTAGATGCATATGTTGATGCAAACGATACAGAAACATTAGAAATGCTGGTGTTCCAATACGTAAAAGAACAATTTGGCGATTTTGATAAAGTTCCAATGGAAGATGTACACGACGAAGAAATAGAAAATGCGTTTGACGATCTAATGGGACAATTTTCTGAAAGAGATAGCGAATTAGAAGAAGGCTATATGAAAGGCTATCAAAATTACCATTGTAAAGATTGTGGCTGTCAAATGCATGTGGCAACTCCTAAATGCGATTGTCCACACGATTGTCATGACGAATCAGGATCTTGGTGGAGAGATAAAAACGGAAATGGTGTGCCAGACATAGTAGAAGGCAAAGGCGAAAAACGCCAGGCACCTATTAGTGAATTTATTCTTAGCCATTATGATAGACACACTGGACAGTTTCCAAAAGGGGAAACAGCAGTGCTTACAGCAATTGAAAAAGACTACGGAGAACAATTTATCGAGCCGGCGAAACAATTTATAGAGGCAGTGAATATGAAATTTGCAGAAATAAACGGCTACAAAGATCCAGATCTTATAGAAAAAGATAAATTTAGAAAAAATAAACAACAGGCTTCTATTACTGGGAATCCAAAACTAGACCCAAAAATAAGACGAGAAATAGCAAGAGGATCAGACCCAAAAAATATACGAAAAATGTATGGGTTAAATGTTAAGGAATATAGCAATATGATGCGGTATCTAGAAACTCAAAAAATGAAAAAAGCATTTGGGGAAAAAGAAACATTCGAAAGTCAAATGCAAGAAGCACTAAAAGCTGGTGACGAAGAAATGCTTATGAATTTGTATAACCAATACAAAGATAATAAGATGATACCAAAAAAATACAGAGATTTAATGGGAAGAGTAAAAGACGAATTAAAAAAACCAAAAGAAAAAAGATTCGCAGCTTTAACAAAAGGTCCGGATGATGGTACAAGAGGCGGTCAGGAACCTAACAAAGAACCAAAAACAAAAGGCCCAGATGATGGTTCAAGAAAAGGTCAAGAACCAAATAGACCACCAAAGAGTGATTCATCTTCTGCAGACAATCAAAAGCAAGCAGATAAAGCAATGGGTAGAGCAATGCCACAAGCACCTGTACGTAGTATGCCTAAACCAAGTGATGGTGATGACCTTGACTTTGACTATGATTATTCAGGAAGTGAAGTAACAGGTAAGAATATGTACCAAAGCACTGCATACGATCCTGATTATAACGGACCTGAAGGATATCTTAACGATGCTGACGCTATAGAAGGACTTATGAGTTCAGGAGCTTTATCATCCGAAGAAGATCAATGGCTCAATATGGCATATGTAAAATACAATATTACAAGGGAAAACTTAGGAAAAGTATTAAGACAAATTAGGCAAAGGGTTGCAAAAAAAGCGGCAGCTGATGTTAAAAACTTTGATATGACCCAACGGGCCAGCAGAGAATCAACTGAATTAGAAGACATCAAACGCATGGCGGGCATATAAAATAAAATAATTTCAAAAATTTAGCAGAAAGTGGTTGACTTCTGCTATATAATATCATATAGTACATAATGTGCTGTATGATTAAAGGCACAAGCTAAAGGCAAAAATAGGAGGCATATAATGGCATCATTAGCAGAAATTAGAGCAAAACTTAAAGAACAAGAGAATCGCTCTTCAAATACATCATCAGGTGGTGGTGATAACAGCATTTACCCATTTTGGAATATTAAAGAAGGTGAGAGTGCAACTCTCCGATTCCTTCCTGATGGCAATGCAGATAATACATTTTTCTGGCAGGAACGTTTGGTTATCAAACTTCCGTTTGCAGGAGTAAAAGGTGAGACTGACTCACGTCCTGTACAGGTACAAATTCCTTGCATGGAAATGTATGGCGAAACGTGCAACATTCTAAATGAAGTACGTGGTTGGTTTAAAGACGCTAGTCTTGAAGACATGGGTCGTAAATATTGGAAGAAAAGATCATATATCTTTCAAGGTTTTGTAACTGACAATCCGTTGTCAGAAGATTCTACACCAGAGAATCCAATTCGTAGATTTATAATTGGTCCGCAGATCTTTCAGATTATTAAGCAGGCTCTTATGGATCCGGATATGGAAGAACTGCCAACAGATTATACTGCTGGTGTTGACTTCCGTCTTAACAAAACTTCTAAAGGCGGTTATGCAGACTATTCAACATCTAATTGGGCTCGTAGAGAGCGTCCATTATCAGATGCTGAAATGAAAGCTATTGAAACTAATGGCCTATTCAATTTAGGAGACTTCCTGCCTAAGAAGCCAGGCGAAGTAGAACTAAAAGTAATGCAGGAAATGTTTGAAGCATCAGTTGATGGTGAAGCATACGATGCAGATAAATTTGGGTCATACTTCCGTCCAGCAGGTATGGCGGCACGTACAGGTGATCCAGTTGCTCCGGCGGCTACTACTCCTGCTTCGACGCCAACTCCGGCTCCTGTAGCTGAAACAGCACCAGCTACAGAAACTACTGAAGAAAAAGCAGATCCTGCTCCTGCTCCAAAAGCAGAAGCGGCGCCTGCAGAAGGTAATGCACAGGACATTTTAGCAATGATTCGTGCAAGGCAGAGTCAGTAAGATAAACAGACCTCTACTAACAAAATCGAGAACAGCGATTCATTGCCATTGGCTGTCAACGTTCCAAACGTTAGTAGAGGTACTTTTTAATAGGAGATATTATGGCAACTAAGGCATTTGATCCGACTAAGTTTCGGAATTCGTTAACAAAATCTATTTCAGGAATGAGTGCAGGATTTAACGATCCTACTGATTGGGTTTCAACAGGAAACTATGCACTCAATTATCTTATTTCAGGTGATTTCCATAAAGGTGTTCCTATGGGTAAGGTAACAGTATTTGCAGGTGAAAGTGGTGCAGGCAAAAGTTATATTTGTGCAGGTAATGTGGTAAAAGCGGCACAAGAACAAGGTATCTTTGTAGTTCTTATAGACTCAGAGAATGCACTTGATGAAACTTGGCTACATGCACTAGATGTAGACACAAGTGAAGACAAATTACTTAAATTAAATATGTCAATGATAGATGACGTTGCAAAAACTATTAGTGTGTTTATGGCAGACTATAAAGCAATGACTGAAGAAGAACGACCTAAAGTGTTGTTTGTAATTGATAGTTTAGGTATGTTACTAACACCTACAGATGTTGATCAGTTTAACAAAGGTGATATGAAAGGTGATATGGGTCGTAAGCCTAAGGCGTTAACTGCACTTGTTCGTAACA